GTGATTAATTTCCACCCAATCATCATCTAAATGAAAAATAAAGGGAATTCCTAATTCATTAATCTTTTCACTTTTTAATTCATGTGAAGTAAAGACAATATGTTCTCTTTTTATCCCTACTCTATCTGAAACTTCAAATAAGTCTGAATTGTCAATCGGAACCCATGCTCCGTTTACCTTGTATTTAGGGTCTGTATCTTCTGGGTGTCTTGAAGTTATTATCCAAACTTCGTACCCCTTGTTTACTAGAGACCTTGCGTAGTCCTGGACTTGTACTCTGTCTAGTGTAGAGTCAAAGTCAAATGATACTCTTTTCATAATTTGTATTTTTGAGGATATGTGGAGAGTCGAACTCCAATAAAGTGTTTTGCAGACACTCTGCTTAACCGTCAGCCTCATACCCTTGATACCTACATGAATAAGTACGGTTTCCACTCCTCAGGTAAATAATGTACTTTTTTAAGTAACATTAAATAATGAGGTCGTTGAGGTTTAGGTATCTTTTTACCATACTCCTTTAATGTAAGGCTTGCTTTTTCGTTATTACATTTTTTACATGCAGTAACTAAATTATCCCACGTATTAGGTCCACCTTTTGATTGAGGTATAACGTGATCTAACGTTAAATACCTGCGTTCATCCTTACCACAATACACACACGTATAATCATCTCTTTTGAATATATTCTCACGTGTTAACGGTACTTTTTGAAAGTTCATTTTAACGTAAGTGTATACCCTAATAATTGATGGTTTGTTAATTGTTAGGTTTGGGTTTACTACACCAAATGTTTCTGGATATTCCGCTATGATATCGGCATTACCTTTGTACGAAATTACGAATGCTCTTTCGGTACTGATAATGGATCTTGCTACATAGCTGGAATCGATTACTAAAGTTTTTTCGTAATTTCTCATGGTTTGTATTGTGTTTTTCTGTAACGTTTCCAACTTCTATCCTCATACTTACTGTACCCGTTACATCCAGAATTAGGACCACATATGGGGCATCCTAGAACTTGTGCTCTTTGGTACATTTTGTATGTACGAGAGTTTGTTGTTGTCTTTTGATTTTTACTTTGTTTGTGTAACATGTTTGCTCTATTTTTAGGTTAGTTTACCTAAAGAGCATCAAATTTCTTTTTCATTTTACTTAAGTTTTACACTATTAACTTAACTTACCTTTTTGTACTATCCTACCTAGCTTCCAGCCTTGTGGAATTGTATCTCCTCGGTTTATTTTCTTATTCTCCTTTTCGTTAGTTATCCAGCAGGTTCCGTATTGAGAATTTGTAACACCTTTACCGTGGCTTTTTTTACTTTTCTTCATTTTCTCAATAGTTTGAGGTGTATGTTTTCTTCCTTTCCAAATTTTATGCCCTTTTCCAAAAAGCAACCATGTACCTTCCTTTACACGCTTCTCAACCTCTCTTTTTCCTATTTCAGATCTTAACCTTTTTCCTTCTTCTGTCTTCCAGTACCTGTTAGCTGCTGCCCAGCAATCTCCTCCTAAATGTTTTCCTCCTTTTCCGACATTACCGCCTGAACCTCCTACTACTATATTTAAGCAATTTACATCTTTGAGAACCTGTTCATCTACTAGCTCTTTCTCAGCTTGAACTAATTCTTCTCTTGAAGGGAATTGCTTAAGTATTTCAAATTTAAAATTGTCTCTTCCGTACTTACTTAGCTCGTAGAATAATCTCTTACCGCTTCCTAAATACCCGTCATCGATACAGTTAGTTGAATGCATTCCTAGATAATATCTACCATTTATAAGATTTGTTGTCCTGTAAGTAAAATGGTATTTTTTGTTTTTTGAATAATTAGCCATTTATGTTTGTTTATTATAAGTAGCTAACTAATTCAAAAAGTCTAATGCGCGAACCCGAGGAATTGAACCCCGCCGTAAAGGTTTTGGAGACCCTACCGACACCTTGTCTGCGGAACGCATTATTGAACCCCTACCTGAATTCGAATCAGGACCAAAACGTTAGAAGCGTTTTATTCTTCCAATTAAACTATAAGGGCATTTATTGAACCTCTAGCAAGAGTCGAACTTGCGTTCTAGGAGTCGTAATCCTAAGTTTTTCCAATTAAACTATAGAGGTATTTGTGCCTATGATAGGAGTCGAACCTGCAAGCCGTAGCATCGATTCTTAAGACCGACGTGTTTACCAGTTTCACCACATAGGCATAAAAGAGAAGTTTCGGGTCTTTCGGGCATTCTGTGTTATATCTAACTCATCTGCTTCTCCTAATGCCTTTTTGACGTCAGCGAGATTAAAGATATATCATACAGCTTCACTACCTCTCTTTTTTGGGTGAAAGGTGGGTTTCGATCCCACTACCTCCTGGACCACAACCAGGCGCTCTTCCGATTGAGCTACAATCACCATTTTATAAGGCTCCCACATTCCTTACGTGTTAGTCTGAAGTTCTCTCCATATTTCAGGTTGCAGATGTCTAAATTATCCTCCACTTATTTCTAAGTTTAAATCCGAGTGGTTTTAAATATTATATTGTACCGATAGATGGAATCGAACCATCAACCTATTCCGTATGAGAGAATCGCTCTACCATTGAGCTATATCGGTATTTGAGGAAAGAACCGGAATCGAACCGAACCCAAATTAATGAGCGATTGTCTTAGCAGGACATCCTAATCACCATCATAGTTTACTTTCCTTTTTGTCGGAATGGTAGGTTACGATCCTACTACCTTTCGCGTATCAGGCGAATGCTCTACCGATTGAGCTACATTCCGAATTTTTGCTCCTCCCCTAGGACTCGAACCTAGATAAAGTGATTAACAGTCACCCGTAATAACCTTTATACGAGAGAGGAATAAAGGGGTTTTGATATTGCTATCCTGCATGACTTTAACCCTAAAAGTACGCTGCGTAATTATAGACCCACAGCGGTCTTTTGTTACGATTGAAGGACTCGAACCTCCAGCGGGGATATCTCCCGATACTGCTCATGAGTCAGTCACTGCACCTGCATCGTAGTTTATTGTACCGCCTGAAGGAATCGAACCCACATGATGTTTTAGGAAGCATAACCTTTGAATATCCGTCAATGTTCTAGTATAGCCTCCAACTCACACCCACCATTAAGTAGGGACAGATTACGTTTATCTGTATATCTATTAGGCGGCATATCTTATTGTGGAGACTGAAGGAATCGAACCTTCTCCTCTAGTGCTTCAAACTAGCGTGCGAACCATCTACACAAAATCTCCATATCCCTTCGTTGCTACTTACACCTTCTAGCTAGTGTGCTTTCACCCTTTCCCGTTTATTTTATATCGTCGTACTACTGGGGTTTACGCCACGATACACGTATTTTTCCTGTTTCCTTCTTTCGGTTTGCGTTCCGCCTCGTGGGTGCTGGTGGACTCGAACCACTCCCTTGCGGACGAGATTTACAGTCTCGCTGCCGTATCCGAACGACTTTCAACACCCATTTTTGTACCTCCTGATGGAATCGAACCATCTCCCTTTGCATGTAAAACAAATACGCTTCCGTTACGCCAAGGAGGCAATTTTAATTTTTTAGGTATGGTAGGAATCGAACCTACACCTCTGAGATTTCCCATATGCTACCCTAACACCTCACACCTAAGGAAATTAATAACCTTAGATTGCAATCTTGTACCCCTGCCAGGAGTCGAACCTGGCCCCACTGATTAAAAGTCAGTTGCCTACGCCGGTTTGCTACAAGGGCAAATTAAATAACAGCCTTAAAATTATTTTTACAACAGCTTCTACACCGAGGTTTATTTTACAGGTTTAAGACTGTTCTTTGTCTAAGTAGCAGGACTCGAACCTGCGATCTCTACATCCCAAATGTAGCGGATTACCAACTTTCCCATACCTAGTTGTAAGATCAGCACCTGACTCTTTTCGAACTTTGAAGGCTCGTATCATTCAATTTTACTGATCTTTTGTTTCCCTAGCAGGTCTCGAACCTACACTCTTCTGGACCAAAACCAGACGTGTTACCAATTACACCATAGGGAAATAGTACCTGTCTTTCCAGATTGTCAAACGATTAGAATAGGTCTAGTATGACCCAGTAGGAAGAAACCTACCTTTATGTTCTACTCTATGGCCTGACATCGTTACCCAGGCTCTGTGTTTTATTGAGGAAGACGTGGGACTCGAACCCACAAAACAGCTACTAACCGTCCTACCACTTTTCAAGAGTGGCTCCTCATCCTGCCGGATGCCTTCCTATTAATCTTATCCAATATGTCAATGAACTCTTTATCTTTATTTCTATACCTAAATATACGATCTTTATTTATTTCTAGCAACTTTTTTTTAATAAAAAACCCGAATCTTTTTTTTGATCCGGGTTTTTAATATTTGATATGTTTTTAATTTATCAACTTATATTAAATCCGGACGATGAATGTCCTTGCTTCGGTTCGTTATTATATGAAAAGCCAAAGACCATACCATTACGTAACGAACTAGACCATGAT